AAACAGGAGATTTCCATAAAGCCAAATCATTAACTCCAGAAGGCAGAGGCAACGAAGTTAGATGGAGTGTAAATTATACACCGAGGTCATTCTTTTATGGTATTCCTGATATAGTGCCTGCAATCGGAGCAATCACAGGGGATATATCAAGGCGTGATTACAATATCAGTTTTTTCTCTAATTTTGGCATACCCGCATATTTAGTTACAGTTACCGGAGATTTTGACCCCGGAGAAGTTGACCCGAAAACAGGAAAGAACAAAGTCATGGAAGCTATTGAGCAGAAGTTTAAGGAAGTGGTAAATAATCCTCAAAGTGTCATGGTATTAACTATACCGACAAGCGAAAACTCCGCAGGTGGAAAAGTAGAAATCAAGATAGAGCCATTAAGTGTAGAAATCAAAGATGCTTCATTCAGACTTTACAGAAGTGATAATAGAGATGAAATTATAGGTGCTCATGGAATGCCACCTTACCGAATGGGGATTTACGAAACCGGACAATTAGCAGGCAACCTCGGAAGGGAATCAACGGTAATTTACTATTCAAGTATAATCCAACCACGACAAAATATATTCAACCAGATTATGAATTTGGACATATTACCGACATTGGGGGTTACTGATTGGTGGTTTGAACTGGAAAGTATTGACATTACAGAAATAGATAAAGATGTAGAAAGGATATTAAAGCTAATAGGTAGTGGAGTAATGACACCAAATGAAGCGATAGATTATTGCGGTAGTTATTTTGGACTTGAAAGGAGTCAAGATAATCCGGCTATGGATTTCCATTATATAAACGGACAGCCTATTGATTCAAATGGACTCATTCCAGAAAGTGAAATTGTTGGTGCATTAAGCAGTATCAAAGATAAGCTAATAGAAGGATTAATAGATTATGTTTCCAAAAATAATAACGGAAAGCTTGATAGAGATAGAAGGTTTACAAAGGCAATTACAGACATTGAAAAAGACCTCCGGAAAACTCCAGAAAGAGGAAATTAAGCTTTATAGAAAACTTCTAACTTTAATCAGGAAAAAGAATAAAGAGATATTTAACCGATTCAAGAAATTAGGTAGAGTGCCGTCCAATGATTTGGATATTAAATATCTTGTTGAGCCGTTAAATGAGGCAATAGAGGATTATGCTGAAATTGTAATCGAAAACACAGAAGACGCTATCCGAAGGGGAATAGCCAGAGCCATTAATTTGTTGCCGACTACCAAAGCCAAAAGAGAATTCAAAATAGACTTTGAGTTTTTAAAGGAGTTTTCACCATTAATCGCACAGCAGATAAAAGAGAAAACTTTTGTAGCTTCCGAAAAAACTATAAGAAGATTAATAGGAAATCTCATGGAAAACTTAAGAGAAAGTTACGAGGCGGGATTCGGGTACAGCAAATCTGCTGAAAGACTCAATGAAGTTTTTGTAAATATGGAAACATACGAGCTTGAAAGAGTTGCCAGAACAGAAATCGCAAGTGCCGAAAACTTAGGAATGTATGAAAGCGAAATAGAGTTGGGAGTTGAATATCACAAATGGAGAACAGCCAGAGATGCAGATGTCAGAGATTCACATCAAGATTTAGAAGGGCAGATTGTGAGAGTTGGAGATAGATTCAGTAATGGTTTAGAATATCCGGGCGACCGTAGCGGTCCAATAGAAGAATGGATAAATTGCCGATGTACAATAGTGCCAGTGATTTTACCAGAAGGTTATACTGCTCCGTCTGGCATAACTTTTTTTTATGAGAGTGATTTAGTCAAGGCAGAATAACAAAGGAGAAACAAAATGAATCCAAATGAAACAACCATGTATGAAGAAAAGTATTGGATAGCAGAATTAGGATTATATTCAGAATTAGTAGATTATTTAAGAAATCAATGTATGGAGGTAAATAATGCATTCGAAAGCAATCGATTTATTGAAGAATATGTTATTTGATGAAGACATGATTAACGGAAGCCAGAAACGAAAAGAAAGAAATGAATTGATATTATTCACAATAAGAAAACTCCAAAATGACATGCCAAGACCTGAAAGGAAAATCGAAAATCCAGACTGTCCCAATGGGGTATGTCCAGCGAGGTGATAATGGAAGTTAGATGTATTGATTGCGGGAAATTACTATTTAAAATAACCGACCAGCGTTATATCGAAATACCATGCTCAAGACCGAGGTGCAGAAACAAAGGTCAAAGAGAAGTGATGATATACGATATTCAAGTTGGGAAGATAATAGAAAAAAGAAAGGATTTGACAAAGAATAATTTCACTGGTAAAATAATTATAAGTTAAAAAGGTACTTTCTGGCTGATAAAAGACCAAGGGGACTTTTCGAAAGATAGGTTGGAAAGTCAAATTGACAATTGAATATTCCGAGGGAATAATCCCCAACTCATATTCTTTTCATTTTTTACCTCCTTTACATCAGAGCATCTACGAGAAGCCTGTACAAGCTTTTTGTAGGTGCTCTTTTGATTTAGGGAAGGTATAGAAAAATCATTAAAGAAAGGAGAAAGAGATGTGACTGTAAAAAACCAGAATAAAAAAGACAGTTTGGAAGAACGTTCTAATCGAGTCAGGAGAGCTTTTGAAGGTAGCGGAGAAAAAGGTTACGTTGCACAGGTTTTTGATGATGCCGTTATTTTCCATGAATTTGATACTGATAAGTATTTCGAAATAAAGTACGTTCTTGATGATGACGGTAAAATAACCAAAGGCGAGCCGAAAGAAGTTGATTTAGTCTATATTCAAAAACGAATTAATGGCAATAGTGCAGAATTAACCGGTCCCATATTTAAAGCAGATGAAAAACAGAGAATAGTTTATGCCGCAGTATTAGTACCCGGAGAGCCAGACCATGATTTCGAAAAAGGCGAAAAATTATTGACCGCAGAAGAAATAGAACAAGTTGCTCATAAGTGGATGGAAGATTATGGAAACATAGACTACATGCATGGAATGAATAATGTAGCCAAACCAGTGGAAAGTTTTATATTGCCTTTTGAATGGGAAGTTACTATCGGAACTGAAAAAACCAAACTTCCAGAAGGTACATGGATATTAGCAGGAAAAGTAACTAACGATAAAGCATGGAAAGAAGTGGAAGAAGGCAAACTTACAGGATTCTCAATTATGGGAATCCAGAACACAGTATTAAAAGACATCATGAAAAAAGTAGCCGATGGAGAGCCAGCAAATAAGCAATTTGAAAGCTCACTTAAAAGAGTATTAATCAGAGATTTAGGCAAAGACTGGATTGTACCATTTGTGAGTTTGGTAGATGAGCCATGTGTACCGAAGGCTAAATTTTTTGCTATCAAACAAAAGGAAAAAACCGAAACCGAAACAGAGCAGGAGGATAGAGAAGGCGTATGGGCTAAAGTAGTAAACTATTTTAAAAAAGATGATTTTGGACAAATGACTGAAACTGTAAACAAGTTAAACGATATAGCAGAAAAGGCAGGAAGGTCAATTAGTGAAGACACCTACAAAGAACTTAAAGCAATATTAGGGTCTTTACAGAAATTAATGGATAAAGCAGATAAAGAAAGAAAGCCAGATTATATGAAAAATAAAAAAAAATCGGAAGGAGATGAACTCGACATGAAAGAGGAAGAAGTCTTGAAAATGATAGAAGATAAGATTGATGAAAAAATGAAGCCTGTTCTGGAAGGGATTGAGTCTTTGAAAAAGCAGGAAACAGAGAAGACCAAAGAGCCGGAGAAAACAGAAAAAGCCAAAGAGCCGGAAGATAACAAAACCGAAATTGAAAAACTTCAAGAACAATTTGAAGCTCTCAAAAGTGAAAACGAAAAACTCAAAAAAGAGAAAGACGGACAATCCAAAGTAGAAAAAGGGCAGGAAGACGGCAAAACTAAAGTAGTAGAAAAAAGCATATATGAAGAATTAGGCAGAGATGATTTCGGAAGAAAAATAGAGAAAGGAGAGGAAGAAGATGTATAGCCAGAAAGATTTATTGGAATTGATTGATAGAGCGCAAAAAGGCGTAATAGAAATAACCGACTTAGGAGATAGTATATTAGCCAATGCCAAAAGAGCAAGATTTATAAGAAAGATGCAACACAAAACAGTGATACTTCCAGAAGCAAGATTCATGAATATGGAGTCTAACATTGAAGATATTGATAGAATTGCTTTTGTTGGCAGAGTTTTAGATGCCGGTGATGATGCCAGCAATGATCATGTAGATTTAAGTGAAGCCGCTTTCTCCAAACCTGATACTTGGACTAACCAATTAATCGCAAAGGAATTTCAGGCAATTACCTCACTAAGAGATAAAGCCGCAAGAAGAAGTATTGAAAGAGGTAATTTTGAAAATACCTTGATTGATTTATTTGGTGAAGCTGCAGGTAGAGATATGGAAGAATTAGCTATATTTGGAGATAAGAATATAACCTATAATTCCGGTGCAGGAGAATTGCATAAACAATCCAGATTGTTGAGCAAAATTGACGGTTGGGTTAAAAATGCCGCTAATGCAGTTTATGGAGTTGGTGGAGCTAAAGACTTTGACCCATCAGGAGATGATTACCCAGTAGATATGTTTGAAGCCATGTTGGAAGCTACTCCAAAAGAATATTTAGCCAATATAGATGAGTGGAGAATTTGGGTAACTTGGGATGTTGAACAGAAATATAGAAGATACTTACGGAATCGAGAAACCGGATTAGGAGATGCTGCTTTAATCTCTAAAATGGGATTGGAGTTTGAAGGTATACCTATAAGAAAAGTCCCAATGCTGGAAAGAGCCAGAGCAACCGAAAGTCAAGGAACTGGAAGCGTATGTATATTAGGTTATCCTTCTAATATGGTATGGGGTATTTTCCATCAGGTAAGTATCGAAAGAGAAAGAGAAGCAAAGAAACGGAGAACAGACTGGGTATTGAGCTTAGAGGGCGATGCCGATTTCGAAGATGAAAATGCATGCACTGTTGCATACATCCAAAAAGAAAATCCTGAATCCTAAGTAAAAGAAAGGAAAGCCAAATGAAAATTGGAATTGTAGGAAACGGGTTTGTTGGTAAGGCAACAGCAGGAAGACTGGAGGGTCACGAGTTATTTATTCTTGACCCTCCTAAAGGTATGAATGACGATATTAGTAATTGTGATATTGTCTTTGTTTGCATTAACGAAACAGACCCATCAATGGAAAATCTTAATAAAGTTGTTGAGAATTTAGTTAAGCAAAACGAAAGATGTTTTTTTGTAATCCGTACTACTGTTATTCCCGGAACGACTGATTATTTAAGTAAGAAGTATAATCGGGAATTTGTTTTTATGCCGGAGTTTTTACGAGAATGGAATGCTAAATACGATACTAAATATCCCGACAAAGTAGTAATCGGAACAGAACACGATGGAATATTCAGACTGCTTTCTATTTATTTTGAATGCAAAAATATCTTACAAGTTAAACCAATCGAAGCCGAACTTGCCAAATTAGCACTCAATAGTTTGGCTACAATCAAAGTAGTGTTTGCAGAGGAATTATTTGACTTAGCTAAAACACTAAAAGCCGACTACAAGAATATCTACAAAATATTTCAATATGACCAGAACATAAACGAACGACATTTATTAGCAGGCAAAGACGGTTACAGGGGAGCAGATGGGAAGTGTGTTACTCCAGAAACAAAAATATATATAAACAATAATATTAAAAAAGCCAGTGAAGTTAATAAAGGGGATAAAGTTTTAACTATTGACGGAAGCTGGCAAAGAATAATTAAAAAATATTGTAGAGAAATTGAAGAAGATATTTATCGAATAAGACCACAAGGTTTAAATGAATTTTGTATGACAGGTGAACATCCTGTATGGGGAATAAAAGCAG